ATTTAAGTTTGACAAGATCAAACTTAAATTGCAGCTGTTCGGCGAGGGCGGCGGCGACGGCGGTACCGGAGGAGCAGCCGGAGACAGCGCGGGAGCAAGCGCTGACGCTTCGGCAAGTGTGACCGACACTGTCGGAGGACCGAAGCTGGACAAGGCCGCAAAGGCGGCCAAGGCGCTGGGACAGGTGCAGTACGGCAGGCAGGAGGCCGCAGCGGCGGAGCAGACGGAAGCGGACGCGCAGACGGAAGCGCCAGCCAAGGAACAGCCTGCACAAAAGCACTTGTCTTTTGACGAGATGCTGAAGGACCCGGAGTATGCCAAGGAGATGCAGAAGCGCATCGACAGCGCCATCAACAAGCGCTTCGCCAAGGCCAAGGCGGCCGAGGAGCGGAGCGCAAAGTTGGCCCCGGCGCTGAGCCTGATCGCGCAGAAGTATGGCATCAAGGCAGGAGACGATGACGCGCTGATCGAGGCGATCAATGGCGACACGGAGCTGATCGAGCAGCAGGCCATGGACATGGGCATGGAACCGGACGCCTACCGCGAGTATACGCGGATGAAGGCCGAGAACGAGCAGCTGAAGGCCGCGGAGGCCGAGAGGCAGCGCATCGCGGCCATCAACGACAGCTTAGCGGACTGGCAGCGCCAGGCGCAGGAGCTGCAGCGCATCTATCCGGGCTTCAACCTGCAGCAGGAGGCGCAGAACGAGACGTTCCGGGCACTGCTGGGGAATAACATTCCGGTGCGGACCGCGTACGAGGTGGTGCACCAGCAGGAGATCCAGCAGGGCCTGATCCAGCGAGCGGCGCAGGAGGCGCAGCGGAAGACCGTGGCCGGGATCCAGGCCAAGAGCGGCAGGCCGCGGGAGAACGCAGCCGGCAAACCGCAGGCCGTGACCATCAAGTCAGACCTCAAGAGCCTGACCATCAAGGATTTCGAGGAGATCGACAGACGACTCGCAAGAGGCGATAGGATAAGATTCTGACATCCTTTCGCCTGAAGAACGAAAGGAGCAAAAACCATGAAGAAGTTTTTCAAACAGATGGCTGACGAGATCAGGCTGCGCCTGCAGCTGTTCGCGGCCAACACCAACGTGACCACCGATACCGGCATGGCCACTGAAGGTATCGACAAGGAATTTTACAAGACCAAGCTGCTGAAATTCGCCGAGCCTGAGCTGGTATTCAGCCGCTTCGGCAAGAAGATCAACATTCCGCAGGGGACCGGCAACACGATCGAATTCCGTTACATGGACCCGCTGCCGGTCATCACCCAGGACCTCACCGAAGGTGTGACGCCCAACGGCCGGAAAGCCGTGTTCCGCAAAATTACCGAAGAGCTGCACCAGATCGGCGACTGGATCAGCGTGTCCGATAAGCTGCAGCTGGAGGCTATCGACCCCATCGTCAGCGAGATCACCGGCGCTCAGGGCCGCCAGGCGGGCAAGAGCTTCGACACGCTGGTGCGCGACGTGGTGAGCGCGGGCACCAACGTGCTGTACAGCCAAAACTATAACGCGGCGACCGGTGTCTACACCGAGAACGTAGCCCGTGCGACCATGGACGAGACCGCTAAGATCAGCGTGGACACGCTGCTGAACGCGGCGGCGATCCTTGAGGGCCAGGACGCGCCGACCATCGACGGCGAGTACATCTGCGTGATGCATCCGTACGTCGCCTGCGACCTGATGAAGTCTCCCGAATGGCAGGACATCCAGCGCTATGTGCATCCCGAGAAGATTTACCAGGGCGAGATCGGCAGCATCGGCAATATCCGCGTGATCAAGAATACCCGCGCGAAGATCTGGGCCAACGCGGCGAGCAGCACGCTGAGCGTGTACGCCACCATGATCTTTGGCCAGGACGCATACGCGGTGACCGAGCTGGAGGGTGCGGGCCTGGAGCACATCGTCAAGCCGCTGGGCGCTGGCGACGATCCGCTGAACCAGCGGGCCAGCGTGGGCTGGAAGGGCTTCCGCCTGGCGAAGATCCTGATCCAGCCGTACCTGCTGCGCATCGAGAGCACCTGCGGCACGATGCCGACGGCGGCGGCCAACTAAGAATAGCGATACCCGCGGGGGAAATCCCCCGCGGGCATCGTGCAATAACGAAAGGAGCTATATATGGCGACCAATAAGGAGCTTGAAGCAAAAGTGGCGGAGCTGGAGGCGCAGCTCAGGGCGAAAGAGGCGGAACTGAATGAGAAGCAGCAGCCCGCAGCGCCGCAGGTGAGCATCCTCGATGTGACCGGGCGGCGCGAGATCGTGCCCTATCAGGGGACGGAGACGGTCAAGCTGCGCCTGTTCAAGGACAACGGGCGTTATAAAGACCCGCTTTATGTGGCGATCAATGGCAGGAACTGGATCATCAAGCGCGGCGTCGACGTGGAGGTCCCGGTCTATGTCAAGGAGTATATCGATCAGCAGCTCACAGAAGAGCAGATCATCTGGGACAAGGTGGCCAAGGAAGAAGAAGAGTACCAGCGGGCGACTGCCGCTGTGGATGCTGCCGCGACCGCCTGATGGAGCTGCGCTTCAGAGCGAAGAGTGAAGAGTGAAGAGTGGGGTGTGGGATAGCCATGACAAGAGAAGACGTGCTGGCCAAGGTCCGGGAGATCAGGCCAAATGAATATACAGACGAGTGGGCGCTGGGCCAGCTGGAGGAGCTGGAGCAGCGCGTTTTGCGCGAGCTGATGGACGGCTATCTCATTCCAGAGGCCGGCGAGGGGCTGCTGTTGGTCAGCCCCTATGACGGCATCTACGCTGATTGGATCATCGCGCAGATCGACCTGGCGAACGGCGATTATGACCGCTACAACAACCAGATGCAGCTGTTCAATACCAGGTGGGAAGAGCTGGGCCGGCACATCAGCCGGACGTACAGGCGGGAAAAGCCGTCTGTGTATCGTCTGTGAGGTGACTTTATGCTGATGCCATACCTGCAGCCGACCAAGGCCAAGGCCAACATGCAGGACAAGTTTCTGGGACTGAACGATCATGTGGCCTGCGATCCGGCGCAATTCAGGGACATGAGGAACCTGTCCAGCGACCGCTACCCGGTCATGGGGCCAAGAAAGCAGCGGCGGCTGGTCCGCACCTTCGAGCACGCGACCGCACTGATGGGCGGCGCTGAGCTGACGTGGGTGGAGGATGGGCAGCTGTATTTTGACGGTGAGGCCGTGTGCGCGGTGAGCAGCGAGCGGCCGCAGCTGGTGCGCATGGGCGCGTACCTGATCGTTTGGCCGGACAGGATCATTTATAACACGCACACCAAGGAAATGGTAGCCATGGACGCGGTGGTCAGCGCGGCGGGCGCGAGCGTACGCCCGTGCACGCTGACCGGCGCGGACCTGCCGTATACGGCCGACAGTGTGCCGCCGGAGAGCCCAGCAGAGCAGGATTACTGGTGGAACACGGACACCAAGGGCCTGTACCAGTACCTGGGCGGCGAGTGGCAAGGCATCGAAACGGTGTACAGCCGTATCGACATCCCAGGCATCGAGGGCCGGTACAAGGACTATGACGTGGTAAAGCTGGAGGGCTTCAGCTATGAAGGCCTGAATCTGGACGCGGCGACGGTGTATGTGGCGAAGGATGGCTATATCGTGATCGCGACCGGTGAGCTGATGGATTATACCGAAACCGGGACCGTGAAAATCAGCCGGGAAGCGCCGGAGCTGGATTTCATATGCGAATCAGGCAATCGCCTGTGGGGCTGCAGCAGCAGGACGCATGAGATCAGGGGCTGCAAGCTGGGCGACCCGACCAACTGGTCGAGCTACCTGGGCATCAGCACGGACAGTTACGCGGCGACCGTGGGCAGCGCGGGCGACTTTACCGGCATATACCAGTACATGGGATACGTCCACTTTTTCAAAGAGAACTGCGTCCATCGCTTATACGGAACGCGGCCGGAGAACTACCAGCTTATCGAGCTGCCGGTCCGGGGCGTCAAGGCGGGCTGTGAGCGCAGCCTGTGTACGGTCAATCAGATATTGTATTACGTCAGCAGGGACGGCGTGATGGCCTTTGACGGGAGCAGCCCTGTGGAGATCGGGGACGCGATCGGAGACGTGACCTTCTGCGACTGCGTGTGCGGAGCGCATGAGAACAAGCTGTACCTGTCGGCGGTGATCGAGCGCGGCGGAGAGGGCGCGGGCGTGAGGCGCGAGGAGCTGATGGTGGGGCCGCTGCCGACCAATGCCAATACATCTGATTCGCTGCTGTACACCATGGACACGGGCAAGGGCCTGTGGCACATCGAGGACGATACGCGCTGTGTCGCTTTCGCAGAGACGCCTGAGGGCGACTTCATGTTGACCGACAGCGGCGGGCTGTGGCTGATCGATGGCGGGCGCAGCCGTTACGAGACATTGGACGCCAGCGACGAGCCGGAGATCGAGTGGTGGGGCATCACGGGCGACATCGGAATGGACAGCCCGAACCAGAAATGGATCAAGCGGCTGACGCTGCGCCTGGGCATGGAGCGCGGCGCGAGGCTGAGCGTGGACATCATGTACGACAGCGACGGGCGCTGGATCCGGGCGATGAGCATCGAGACGGAGCGGAAGAAGAGCCTGACGCTGCCGATCAGGACGCGGCGCTGTGACCACTTCTGCCTGCGCTACAGCGGCATCGGGAATGTGGAGATCTACAGCGTGGCGAAGACCTATGACGAGGCGAGCGAGCGCATGACGCTGGTAAGAAAACGGTGATATGGTTCGACCCTGGTTGTAGGTCCTTCGCTGGCGCTCAGGATGCGCTCGCGAAGCTCGCTGACATACAACACGTTGAGCTGCAAGAGGAGCGCGCGCGCACCGCGGGGACAAGTCCCTCGCGCACCGCGCACGAGATGGTCCTTCGCGTGCAACAGCACGCTCAGGATGACAGAAGGAAGAAGTAAGTATGTTTGAAATGCCGGGACTGTCGGGGAACGGGAACCCGAAGGAGGACCTGGACAGGGTACGCAGGTGGCTGATGCGCTTCGTGCCGCAGCTGGAGCAGGAGCTGTCGAATCTGGGCACGGACAACTT